ATCGGTGGTGATCGTCACCGTGTCGGTCGGGGCCGTCAGATCGACCCGCTCTACACCGTCCACCATCAGCGCGGCGATGAGCTGCGACGGATGCACGTCGCGGCCGATCTGGGGATTCGCCCCCAGCGCCGAGAGCCGATCTCTGGCGGCGGCAAGCACTTCGGCGGCATCGGCACCGGAGCGGATCACCAGCGTCGCCTCCACGTCCACCGCCACCTCTTCGGCGGGGGCGACGGTGACATGATCGGTCAGCGGGCGGACATCCTTTGCATTGAGCGCGTCGGTGATGCGGTCCTGCATCACAGTGTCCATCTCCTCTGACCAGTAGACCACCCGCACCTCCCCGGCGTCCGGGCTGGTGACGGAGACATCGCGGATACGCTCGTCTGCGGCGTAGGTGTAGGAGAGGTAGGTGCGCTCCGCCCCGGCGGTGGATTTGTCGGAGAGACTCAGCCGGATGCGCTCTCTAAAGCTCTCGTCATCTTCCGGGTCGGAGCCGCCAGCGAAATCCCCCTGCTGTGATACCGATAGATAGGGGATCGGGTTGACCGGGATCTCGGTCTTGACGCTCGACGCCGCCATCTCCTTCTCCAGCTCGATCACCCCGGTGACGGAGGTCTCCCCGGCGGGGATCACAAGCTCTTCGCGGGTCACCGCGCTGTAGATCCCGCCGTCATCTACCAGCGTGTACCCCTCCGGGATCGTCACGTCATAGGAGAGCGGCGTTGATAGCGCAAACTCCGCCGTCGTCCAGGGCCGCGCCCCGGCCAGGCGGTAGATGCCGTAGTAGGTCTCAGCCAGATGATCGAGTCTTGATCCTGTCGCCGTGGAGAGAAACGACCCCTCCACACTACGCTGGATCAGCTCCCGCAGCAGCATCTCCCGGAAGCTGAACGCCTGCAATACGATCATGACGTCATCACCCTGGGCGGGTGTATAGCCGGGCAGCAGCTCCTTGGCCCGTTTGACGTTGGCGGTCAAAATCTCCTCATAGGAGAGAGGGGGCAACAGATCAGGCAGCGTTGACATTCTCTCTCCTTTGCAGATAGATTTTGAGCCCAAACCGCCCGGCGCTGTCTCCGGTGATCTCTACCCGGGTGGGGACGACGCGCTGGATATTTCGCTCGATAGCGTCATAGACCTCCGAGATGATTGCAAGTCGGGTAGGTCCGTCGAGCGTCCGATCACGGTAGCGCCACAGGTCGGAGCCGTACACGGGATTCATAGGGATGGATCCCCGCCTGGTGATCAGGACTCTGCGGATCTCTTCCTCGACCGGGATGATGTATCCGGCGTCTGTGGGGGCATCCTGGGCGACGATTTCGATGATCATGCTCGGCTTGCTCCGTCAGTGGTTTGGAAGTTTGTCAAGTCTCCGCGACTATCCGTCACGGTACCGGTCAGCTCGATGTCGCCGTCCACTTTGACATTCCCCGTGATCTCCACGTCGCTCTTGACCACGGCTTTTGATCCGTCAATGGTGATATCGATCCCGCCGATGTGCAGCGTCACCGGCTTGCCGTCGGTGCGGGCGAGGGAGCCGAGCACGACGCCGGTGCCGTCGTTGCCAAACTCAAGATAGGCCACCTGCTGGCCGACGGCCGGGGTAGCGGTGACGCAGGGCAGCCAGTTGGTGACGCGGCCCAGGATATCCAGCCGCACCATCCCGGCGTCACGGTCGACTGCACACACCGTCGCATACATCAGACTTCACTCCCGGCCAGTGCGCTCACCCCGTTCCAGTACCCGAGCTTCCTGGAGGGAGTGTATCCTCGGGGCTTACGCCATTCGAAGACCCCCATGGGGTACTCCCGCACGCTCCACATATTTCCCTGGTTCCCGCCAAGGAGATAAATAATTTGACGTTTGTAGTCTGCGCCGACCGCCTGGCCGATATGACCGCCGATCACTTTTCCGTTGCGATACCGACGTTTGATACCGAGGCATCCGAAACAAGGCTCGTCGATCTTTTCCCCGAACTCCAGATATGCCAGGGCCGAGGCGGGGTTGGACGGCAACGCATCGGGGACTCCGGCCTCTTGGAGACACCATCCCTGTGCGATAGCGCACCAGGGGGTTTCGTCATCATCGATCCATTTCGTCTGACGAAACGCTTTCCAGTATTTGACGATTTCCGGGTTGTCCATAGGGCCGGGGATCTCCCGGATGCCTTTGGCATATTCCTCCAGCGCGATCCGCGTCCACGCTGGGACCCCGTCGGTCGGCAGCGGCGGCCGGGTCATCAGATCCCATATGATGCCGTGCAGCGCACGGTTGTTGACGCTCTTGATCGCTCCGGCGGTAATGGGGCCAAATTCCCCGTCGACGGCGATCATCCGCCCCATCAGTCGCAGGGCGTGCTGGATGCGACGGATCATCTCCTCGTCCGACTCGTGGACGATGATACGGCTGCCGGGATTTTTCATGGTCTCAATCAAGCCAAGGCCGGGCATGCTCATCCTCCTCGTCGGGATCAAACTTCGCAAACTGATCATTGTAGGCCTCAATTTGGGCGTTGAGCTTGTCGTTGGCGGCTTTGAGCTCATTGGCGTAGCGCACCAGGCGGGCAAAGTCATCCAGGCTCATCACTACCTCCTCACCCCGCACGGTTGCCCCGTGTTCCAGCGCCAGATCTTCAACGGACTTCATAGCGGATCCCCTTGATGGGCTTGACATGGATCGGGTGCAGCTTGGGGCACGGTCGCTGGACCGTCACGATCCGCTCGGCGCAGCCGTCAAAAATCAAGAGTGTGACGGCCGCGAGTGCGATTGATTTCCACATGGGGCGCCTCCTTTCTGATTTCGGCCAGCTGCCTGGCGCTGAAGAGCTGTGCGGCATCACGAGCCCGCTCTCTCTCGTGCCGGATCTCGGCGGTGCGCATCTGATGTCTTGCGGAGTCCAGCTCCATAGAGAGCCACCGGACGCGCGCCAGCAGCGCCACGACAATCCCGACCAGGATCCAGCGCATCCAGCCGAACAACGTCAATGTCGTACCAAACATCACGGCTCCCTCTCGAACATATCTCTGATCTTCTGGCCCATCAGGCTGATCACGTCCCACTCGGGCAACTCCTTACGCGTGCGTACCGCGTAGATGTTGCCCAGGATCGAATAGACCTCCGAGACGATCAGCAGATTGATCATCCAGGCAAAAAGCGGCCCGGCATCCTGGCCGATCCCCTTGGCCCCCAGGGCGATCACCAGGGGGAGGATCAGCAGCGACGCCTTGGAGAGGATCCCGTAGCGCGCACGGTTGGAGGTGATGCTCTGTCCCAGGGCGCGCGCCTTGGAGATCCCCGTGACGAAATCCACGGCGATCAGCGCCCCGAAAATCGCGAACGCTTCCTGATCCAGCCCCGAATAGGTCAGCACCCAGCTGATCGCCCCGGCGAGGGTGGCAAAAATCACTTTGGCACTTACGGCGCTTTGGGCCGCCTGCGCTCCGACATCCATCCGCATCCTTTTGTAGGAATTTTTCGCATTGTATGCCCGATGGACACCGAAAATCCACAACGGTTTTTCCCAGCGATTCAGGACGACGAAACCGCCATAGATTCGCGTGGGAGTTTTGCTCTACGATTCGGGAAAAGGAGCGCGATGATCACCGAAACGATGGAATCGATACTGGAAGCCCTGCGAGAGATCGAGCGGGTGAGCGCTACTCCCTACCTGGGGGAGATCAGTGACCCGGAACGCCCCGATCTCAATCAGCACCAACTGCCGATCATCTTCGTGGACTATGTCGGAGATGAGAGTGACGGGGAAACTCGCAGGCTCTTTTTTAACCTCTATGTGGTCCACGTCACCTACTCGAACGCTCCGGCATATCGACACGGAGCACACGACGAGGTTTTCACGCTGCTAGAAGAGATCGATACCCGGCTGCGGCATGTTGAGACGGCGCATCTGCTGCCCCGTCGATCCAAAAAGATCTTCGACGACCGCACGCCCAAGGGCTATCTGAGCATCTATTCGCGCTCCGTAGAGGCCCAAATCACAGACGAAGGAGTAAGTGAGTGGAACCTGGAGTAATCGCCTGCAAACTAGAAAAGAAAAAGGGCTGGTACCCCATCGCAATGGTGGGAGAGTGGCAGGGGCATAGCGCCGGGGCGTTCACATTGGATGAGCGCGCCCTGAAGCAGATCGTGCTCAACTTTGACGCGGCAGGGCTGGATGTGCCCGTCGACTACGAGCACCAGAGCCTCTACGGCGTCGAGGCCCCCGCCGCTGGGTGGATCAAACATCCAGGGGGGCTCAAGGTCGAAGGAGAGACGCTCCTGGCGCGGATCGAATGGACCCCCAGGGCGAAAGAGCGGATCAAAGCGGGAGAGTACCGCTATCTCTCGCCGACTCTGGTCTCTCATGCGACCGATCCCAAGAGCGGAGAGGACGTGGGGTGGGCGCTCCATTCCGTCGCCATGACCAACACCCCGTTTTTCAACGAGTTGCCGCCCATCGCGGCCCGACAAACCCCGGCCGACGGCCGAAGATCAAACACCAACGAGGAGGATCAAATGACCAAAGAGCAGATCGAAGCGCTTCAGGCGGAAAACGAAGCGCTCAAAGCCGAGCTGGACAAGCACAGAAAAGTGGCGGCGGAGCACAAAGTGGAGCAGGCGATTGCCGCCCGCAAGCTCACCCCCGAGCAGAAGGAGTGGGGCGTACAGTACGCCATGAAGGATGCGGACGGTTTTGACGCGTTTCTCAAAAACGCCCGGCCCATCGTCCAGAAGCCTGACGATGATCTCTATCCGGCTTCCAACACTCCCGATACCGCAGAGATCCCTGCGGATCGGCTCTGACACTACACCAAAGGAGAACCCATGCCCTACTACGCACGCAAAGAGACCGCCCGCTTCGAAGATGCCGGCGTCGTCGACCGGACCCATCCCCCCGTCATCATCACCCGCAAAGTGGCCGCCGACGTCACAACCGTGAGTGCAGGCACCATCCTGATGGAGACCGACGACGGAGTGACCAAGTATGTGGCACCCGAAGACGATTCCACCGTTGTCATCGTCGGGGTCAGCACCCGGGACTATGACGCAGCCACCGGAGACCTGGTCAATGTCTTGCGCCACGGCACCGTCGTCCGCGATCGGCTCGACGCTACGGACGAAGAGATCGCGGATCTCGAAGCCCAAACCCATATCTACGCCCTGTAAGGAGAGACAATGGCACTCAAAAGCATCATCACCCCCAAGAACGTCCGGGAAGAGCTCAGCAAGCTCGCCCCGATCAAGACCCCCGTCATGGACGATATCTATCCTGCGTCCACCCGGGATACCTACCCCTTCGACACCATCACCATCGAAGAGGTGGCCGCCATCGCCAAAGCCGTCCCTGTCGTTGCACGGGGCAGCGCGTCGGTGACGCTCGGCGGGGGGACCACGTCCCAGAGCACCATCGAGCCGCTTCCCGTCCTGGTCAACAAGGTCGTCACCGCCGCCGATCTCAACCGGATCAAGAGCCTGACCTCCGCCGGACAAAAGATCTGGCTGCGCAACACCATCGACTACATCCGCAAGACCGCCCGCAAGACCGCGGAAGCGCTCTGTGCCCAGTCGCTCAGCGGAAAGATCGAGTTCGCCATGAAAACCGAGAACGGTCTGGACACCTACACCGTCGACTACGGTTCCCCTCTCTCCACGGATGCAAAGGTGAATCTCACCGATGGAACCCTGGGAGACGCGTACCTCTATCTCAGCGATCTTGCGGAGATCATCGAAGAAAACGGCGGCGGTAGCGATATCCAGTTCCGCGTAGGTCGCACGGCGTTCGCCAAGCTGCTCAGCCTGGTCCTGTCCACAGACAAGCCCAAAGTCGACGTCCGCATCGGCCAAAACTCCATCACCCTGGGCGAGTATGTCATCAAGCGCTACGCCAGCCGCTACTACGACCCCAAGACCAAGGCCTACAAGGATGTCCTGGGAGACAAGACCATCAAGGCCATCGCCCTTGACGGCGGCTTCGCCTTCCGCTATCTGGCCGTCGACGACGTGGACGCGGGGCTTCAGGCGCTGCCGATCTGGCTCAACCCCGTCAAACTCACCGACCCCAGCGGATACAAGGTGATCGGACAGTCCAAGCCTCTGCCGATCCCTGCGGTCAAAAGCATCTGCGACGGCGCCGTCGCCTGATGATTACCACATCAAATCCCCCGTGTTTCGGGGGTTGTGGTTGTTGTGGTAGATGAGGGAGTAATCCAAATGATCAGCCAAGAGGACCTACTCAAAGAGATTTCACTCGAAGAGCTGACCCAGCTGACCGATCTCAACGCCACCGGGAAACTGGACGAGACGGTCCTGCAAGACGCCATCGACGACGCCCTGGCGTTCATCGGCTCTTTCATTGAGATCCCGGAGGACCCCTCTCCGCTGCTGCGGGAAATCGCCGTAGAACTCACCGTCGACTACCTGCGCCGGCGCAACCGGCTCGGCGATGACGACGAGCGGCTGGGGCGCCGCGCCCAGCTGGAGCGATACCTGCTCAAAATGGCCGCCAAGCAGATCCCCGCGACCCCGGCACAGACTCCCAACCCCTCCGGTGCATCCTTCCGGCACCGGGGACGCAAACTCGACCTCAAAGGATGGCGATGACCCGCGACGAACGCCGTACACTGGCCCGCAAGCTCTATGTCGCGGGCAATGGACCGGGCGAGATCGCTACGGCCCTGGGGGTCTCCCGTCGGACCGTGCAAAACTACAAGTCCGCCGACGGGGACTGGGACCGGCTGCGCAGCGAAGCAATGATCGAGCGCGGCGGGGAGAGGATCTACGAAAATTTCGTGGAGTTCATGCACGACTTCCTCCGGGAAATCCGCGAAGCGGAGATGACCCCCCAACAGCGCGTCGACAAGATCAGCCAGCTCGGTGACGCCTTTGCCAAGATGCGCCGGGTCGCCCACCAGGAAGATCCCGAACTCTACAAACGCGGTATCGCCAAATATGTCCTGAGCACTCTCATTTTGCATGCAAAAAAACGGATGAATCGTGAGTGTCTGGAGAGCCTGGCGGGTCTGATAGAGGAGCTTGGCGAGGAGCTGGCCGATGTCACTCTTTGATCGTGACGAACTCCGCGCGCTGCTTGAGGAGACCGAGCGGAGCCATCTGAGCGAGGGCGCACCTCCCAAGCAGGCCCGCAAGCTTACCCGCAAGGCGTTCCTGGACTGGCTGGAAGCGGAGATCTCCCAACTGCGCGAAGAGATCGCAGCCGTCGAAGCCCTCGATCAGGCCGGACGCGACGAACGTGTCGCCGGAGCCAGGAGGGATTTCCACTTTTTCCGCCGTACCTATCTGCCTCACTACTACCGCATCGAGGAGCGCTCGGATCTCCAGGAGTGGCTGGAGCGGATCTATCACCGCATCGTCACCGAACCGCGCGGGCTCAAGTTCGCCGCGGCCGCCCCACGGGGTTTTGGCAAATCCACCGACGTCGCCCTGGCATTTTTGCTCTGGGTGATCGTGTTTCACCTCAAGCATTTCATTACGCTTTTCTCAGACGCGGTGGAACTGACGGAGGTGCACATCGAAGCCCTCAAGGCCGAGCTGGAGGAAAACCCCCGCCTGCGCCAGGACTTTCCCGACGCCTGCGGAGTCGGACCGGTCTGGAAGGTCGGCGACATCGTCACCGCGGGCGGCGTCCGGGTCAAGGGCTACGGATCGGGCAAACGGGTCCGGGGAGTCAAGCACGGCACCCACCGCCCCGATCTGGCGGTCATCGACGACCTGGAAAACGACGAAAACGTCCGCAGCCCGCGCCAGCGCGACAAGCTCGAAGAGTGGCTCGACTCGGCCGTCGACAATCTCGGGGGAGTCGAGGGAGATCTCGATATCGTCTACATCGGTACCGTTTTGCACCGCGACAGCGTCCTGGCCCGCAAGCTCAAACTGGCGTTTTGGCACCCGAAGATCTTCCGCGCGCTGATCCGCTATCCGAGTCGGATGGATCTCTGGGACCGCTACGAGCTCCTCTACCGCAGGCAGGGGGCCGACGCCGCCCACGACTACTACCTGGCGCACCGTAGCGAGATGGACGAGGGTGCCCAGCTGCTCTGGAGCGCCGTGGGGCTGGAGAGCCTGATGCAAAAGCGCGCCGCAAACCCCAGAGCCTTCGAGCGTGAACTTCAAAACAACCCGGGCAGCGAACACAGCACCTTCAATTCGAGTACCTTCACGGTCATCTCCCAGACGCAGATGCCAAAGCTGGAGCGCAAATTCCTCTACACCGACTTCAAGGGCGACAGCGTGCGGGGTGACTACTTCGCCGTCATCGCCGGAGGATTCGACCGGGAGCGGCGCAAGCTCTACATCTACACCTCCCACCGCTCCCGGATCAAGGGACGAAAAGCCGTGGATTTCCTGGTCGATCTCTACCGCAAGGAGCGTTTCTACTTAGTCGGTGGAGAGAGCAACGGAGGCTTCTACGTCTACCGCGACTGGTTCAAGGACAAGTGCGCCGAAAAACTCGGTCTCATCCCATCGACGCGGTTCATCCACAATCGCGACAAAAAAGAGGATCGGATCTCCGAGTTGGAGTTCCCCATCACCGACGGGGATATCGTCTTTGTCGGGGAACACCCGGAGCTTTTCCGGGAGCTCGATGATTTCCCCGAAGCGACTCACGACGATTTGAGCGATGTCCTCGCGGGGCTTTGGCGACTCGTGCGCCTGCGCAAAAAGAGCCGCCCCCGCACCAAGAGACCCCACTTCAAGGCGCGCAGACTCCGCGCCTACAAAGGATAGCCATGGCCAAAAAGCACAAAAAAAAGAAACCGTCTGCCAAAAAACAATATGAGAAGCGTCCGGGCAAAAAACCCGCCCCCGACAAACGCACCCTCAAGCGACTGGCCGCCACGGCGCTGACGCTGGCCTATGAGCTTCCCGTGCACGGCGACTGGCTGGGTAACGAAGAGATCGATAAGATCGAAAACGACGCCACGGTTCTCAGCGCCGTCAGTATCCGAAAATCCACCACCCTGCAAAAAGAGCTGATCCTCAGCGCAGACGATGACGAGGTGGTGCGCCAGCTGGAGCGGGTGCTGGGCTACACCTTTCGCTCCCAGGTGCTTGACACCGTTCTTCAGGGACTCAGCGTCTTCGAGCTCAACTGGCATGCAAGCGGATTCTACTACTACCCCCGCCCGGTGGAGCGGGACTATCGGCTCTTTTCCATCAAGGGGGAAACGCTCTATTTTGATCAGCAGAGCGTCGATGAGTTCAAAGCGGTCTGGCTCACCTCCCGGGCGAAATTCAACGCCCCCCTGGGACGCCCGCTCTACGATACCCTCTTTTGGCTGCGCCGCTTCAAGGCGGCCTCTCTGGAGTTCTGGGTAGAGTTCCTGGAGCGTTTCGGCCACCCCTGGGTGATCGGCAAGACCGACGGGGACAAGGACGAAATGGCCGAAGAGCTCTACGCCATGCTCGGCGGAGACGTGGCGGTCCTGGAGGGGGAAGACTCCATCGACCTCAAGCTCCCGTCCGACAAGGGGGCATTTCGCGAGATCGTCACCTACATCGACGACCAGATCCGCGAAGCGATCGTCGGGGGCAACCTCACCGGCAACGTCCAGGGGGGGAGCTACGCAGCCGCCCAGGTCCACAAAGAGGTCAGCGACGACATCGCCATGGCCGACGCCCGGATCCTCCACGAAGCCGTCGCCGCCATGATTGACCGCTTTGTCCGGCTCAATCGCATCGATGGGATGCGCATCGAGTTCCGGATCAAGGACCGCGACGATCCCCGGAGCGAGCTGGCCGAGCGCGACGCCAAGCTGGCTCAGGCATTCGGCGACGCCTACCGCTTTGACCGGGAGTACCTGGAAAACACCTACGGGATCCGTCTCGTCGATGCCGCCACCGCGCCCGTAGCCGCCCGGCGCTGGAGCTTTTCGACCGCACTCCCCGCCGACCGTCTCGATCGATTCGTCCGGGATCTCGACACCTCGGCGGACGAGGAGGCCATCGCCGAGACCCTGGAGCGGATCTTTGCCGACGCTTCAAGCTACGAAGAGGCGTTCGAACGGCTTCGGGACGCCTTCGGGGATCTGGACGAAGCCAAGCTGCTGCAAACCTTTGACGATTTTGTCCAAAAGTCCATGATCTACGGAGCCGCCGAGGCCGAACTCGAAGAGCGGGAGGAATCATGACCCGCGACGAACTGTCCGCCGTCTTCGGCAAGACGCCCCGCGAAGCGGTAGCGTGGCTCCGCAGCAAAGAACTGGCGACCGGCTGGAGCTATCGGGAGATTTACGGCGAAGCCCACCGCCGCACCTTTACCGTCGCAAAAATGATGAAGCTCGACCTCCTGGCCGATATCCATGCCTCCCTGACCGATGCTCTCGAAGACGGCGTGGGATTTGATGAGTGGAAGAAACGCCTCCGTCCTACCCTGGCCGCCAAAGGCTGGTACGGTCGCACCGAAGTGGTCAACCCCGAAACAGGAGAGGTCAAGACCATCACCGTCGGTTCCCGCCGCCTGCGCACCATCTACGAGACCAACATCCGTTCGGCCTACAACCACGGCCGCAGGCTCCACCAGCTCTCCAGTCCCTCGATGGAATACTGGATGTACGTCAGCGCCCTGTTGCCGACCACCCGGCCCACCCACCGGGCTATGCACGGCCGCGTCTATCCCCGCTCCCACCCCTTCTGGGAGGCCGACTACCCGCCCAACGGCTACAACTGCAAGTGCAAAGTCCGGGCCTACTCCAAGGAGATGATCCGGCGGCGCGGTTTGACGG